ACCCAAGAGCAGAAGTTGCATGGTATATCCCTCGATGCACAGAGAGAGAAACTGACGGAGTATGCGAAGACTCATGATCTAAAGATAGTAGAATGGTATGCAGATGAGGGAATATCCGGCAAGAAACCAATAGCAAAAAGACCTGCTCTGCAACAGATGATTGCCGATGCGGAGCATGGCAAGTTCCAACATATTATATTCATTAAACTCGACAGGTTCTTCCGCTCGGTGGCGGAGTACCATGAGTGTATGAAAAGGCTTGGGGATGTCACATGGGATGCGACAGAAGAGAAGTACGATATCAGCACCGCCAACGGCAGAGCGTTCGTCAACATGAAGTTGACCATCGCAGAGTTAGAAGCAGACCAAACTGGAGAGCGAATCAAACTTGTCAACGACTACAAGGTCAAGACAGGTCAGCCACTCCACGGCTCTATGCCATGGTCACATAAGATAATCAATACAGAAGACGGTAAACGGATAATCGCTGATCCCGATACCAAAGAGGACTGCATCAGAGTGCTCGACTACTTCCTTCATACAGGGAGCATGAGAGCAACTCTCCGCTACGCAGACCAGTATCATTCGTTCTATGACTTGGTGGGATTGAAGCGATGGCTCATGAACCCCATGCTTTACGGATCATACAGGGGCAACGATGCATACTGTGAGCCTATAATCAGCAAGGAGAAGTTCGACAAGATACAGGCACAAATCAAGACCTATACCCCGAACAGGAAGAACATCTATCTGTTCAGCGGTCTTATACCTTGTCCAGTCTGTGGCAAGAGCATGACGGGGTACACAGCGGTACAGAAGCACAAAGGCAAAGAATACCGATACAAGAAGTACAAGTGTGACCAGTACCACAGGAAGGTGGGTTGCACTTATAAAAAGCACTATTCAGAGAACCTCGTAGAGAAGTGCCTACTGGAACAATTCGACAACTTCATCGAAGAAGAAACCACCCCTAAACTCCGTCTGAAAAAAAGAAAAGGCAGAGATGAGAAGGTCATCAAAGCCGAAATGGATCGTCTCAATTATATGTTCCAAAAGAACCGAATATCGGTAGGGGATTATGATGACCGATACTCGGCTCTCCAAAAGGAACTCTCCAATCTCCCTAACGAAGAGGAAGATTTGAAGAAACTAAAGGAAGTTCAGGCACTCATCGACCAAGGTTGGAAGACAGCATATGTGGAATTAGATGATGAGCATAAGCGTCAAGTTTGGCACTCCGTAGTAAGGGCATTGCACATAAGAAAGGATGGTCGTACCTATACCTTGACTGGTGTTGAACTCCTGTAGTTTTTAGTATGATAAAAAGTTTACTGCGATGGAGAAACTTTGTACACATCTAAAACTATTAGTGCTATAATATCTTTAGACATAGTGTTAACCTCTTTCATTGTCGTAACTTTTCAGTTTCATACAAGCGATCCAATTAAAAAGGCGGGTGTTTCCAAAACGGAAACACCCACTTTTTTTATCTGCCTTTCGTCTCCCAACGTCCTGTTGAGTTCTGAAGATTCTTAAGTTGTTTCTTTCGGAACGCTTCTGTAAGCGAGGACTTCGATGAAGACGATGATGCCGAGGTCTTCTTCGGTGTAGTGTCAGCCGTGTAGCCGTTCGCCTTAAGCCACTTTGCGTATGCACCTTCACCGCCCGATGATGAGCCACCGCCACCACCTTTGCGTCTTCTTCTGCGTCTGTGACCCCATCCTCTGTGACCCCATCCTCTGCGACCATGTCCACCATAAGACGAGCCACCCTCTACGATGTCTCCGTCTAGGTCGAATTGTGGGAGAGTGCCGTATGGAGTATTCTTCTTGAAGTATCCGTAAGTGAGTGCAAAGACTTCGGCTTTCATCCTGTCACCTTTTATCCAAGATGCCTTGCCGATAGCCTTTTGGATTTCTTCTTTGTCGGTGTACTGATTGATGTTGTTCTCTTTAATGAACTTATGCAGTTTGGATGTTGTCACTCCATCCTTGTTGCCCCATCTTGCAGGAGTGGTCTTCGGGAGCACACCAGTAATGAAGTATTCTCTGTCTGATGTCTTCGCATCTGCTTCGACAAGACCAAGTGCCTTTTCACCCTTGGAGAGATCATTGGTATATTCTACATCGAGTTTATCTCGGGTGTCGTTGAGTGCCTTGTAGGTCTTGCCCCAACTCTTCATGCTACCGCCATACTTATCGACATACTCATCTACCTTTTTCTGTGTAGACTCAAAGGTCATGTCTTTGAATATGCCCGTAACACCCTTGTGGACTTTGCCACCATCGGCATTCTTCTTTGTGGTCTTATATGCAATGGCAAGCGTGGTGTAATCAGGGAACATGGAACTACCGCCATTGTTCACTTCGCAATTTGCTACGGATTTATATATAGCATAGTAGTCCTTCTGCAATTTCTTCTTCCCATTTGCATTCGCCTTTGCGTATGCGTCTGACTTCTTGAGGGATGCATAGGAGTCAAACCAAGTGTTCTGTTTCCACGAGCCGTCTGTATCTTTGGAACGATGCATCAGAGTCTCGTTAGAGAATGTCCTGTCGATACCGATGACATCTGCTACTGCACCGAGGGTATCTATCTTGATATCCTTGCCATCCATTCCTGCCTTTTGGATAGTGCTTTGTGTCCTCTTGAGTTCACGGAGCATCTGATATTTCTTCTTGGCAGGTATCGACTTGTCCATTTGGATTTCGTTGATGCCCCTTGTGATGGTAGATGCTTCATAACTATATTGCTCTACCCACTTCTTGGCTTTTTTGTACTCCTTGTCAGAAAGATCAAGGTTGTTCTCCTCATAGTACTTCATTGTCTTGTAATGCTTGTCGGCTTCAAGATAGAAATCCTGTGAGTTTCGATTCTTGACGATAGAGTCCACTACGAAGTTGTTGATGAATGGAGTATAACCACCATATTCCTTGGCACTTATGGCTGATTGCGAAATACCAAGGTCATAGATCATACCGCCATATCCATCAAGCAGGGAGTCGATTTTTTTAGGCGTGAGGATGTACTTCTGCAGGTCTTCGCTCTTGAGCAATCTGCTATTCATCGTTTTTACGAATGGCAGATTACCGATGCTTACTGCAACCTGCGATGTGTTCTCATCCCACACCTGATTGCTCTTACCCATTGCGATGAGGAGTTTATCGTCCTCTGTTTCGAGGTCTTCTCCGTACCAGTTCTTCCCTGTTTGGAGTCTCCATACTGGAGAAGCGATATTGTCTGTGAACGGGTTAACTGCACCGACCTGCTCCCATGATGTCTTGAATGCTTCAAGGGTAGTGCCGTCCTTTGTACCAATCTTTGCTCTGAACAGATGGTTCGGGATCGTTGATACTGCGGACAAGTCTCTTGCTTTCGGCACTTTAAGGAAGTGTCCATCACCGATAGGGATACAGTAATAAGTATTCTTTGTATATGAGGATAACTGCTGATACTCTTCATTGTTCCGCATCATTTCCTCATAAAGCACACTCGCACCTGCACCGACCGCCATGAGTTTGCCGATGTACTTCAAGCCATCTGCGGTGCTCTTTTGGAATGCCACTCTTCCCGTCTTGCCTAACTTATACAGACCTTGGAGTGCAGGGTTGAAATATGGAACAGCGGATGTGTTGAGGAGTCTACCGAACGCTCCGCTCCTTGCGAAGTTTACAGTTACTTCTTTAGCATCAGAGATGGCAAGGACTCTCGCTTCTCTGTCCATCTTGCTTGCTATGACTGCACACTTTTCTCTTGGAGACAGATTTGCGAGAGATTTTTCCCCATACTTCTCGATGTAAGAGTGCTCGGCACTCGCACAATACTCTGTGAATCTTGGGATAGTTTCCATAGCATTGTTCAGTGCTTCGAGTGCCCGAACAGGTGCGGTGATTGCCATCTTGGAGATTTTGGTGAATCCCTCTGTGGAGTCCTTAATCATAGTGGAATAAAGACCGCCACTTTCCTTATAGGCTTTATACAGGTCACCGTTGTTCATCATCTGATATACGGCACGACCATAGTTGCGGATGTAGTTGCCAACACCATACTGTGTATTTACAAGTGCGGTCTGTGTATCTCTAACTACGTTCTTCGCACCGAATATCGGGTTCCATCCCGTGATGAGGTCTTTGAAGAGTCTGTTGCCCTTTGATATGGCTCTTGCGACATCTCCGACTTCAAGGTCTCCTGCGATTCTCCATTTGAGGAATGCCAGTTGTTCTTCGCCACTCCATGCCTTGAGTCCTCTGACTGCATCCGCAGGGATCGGCATATTTATCTGCTTTTCGCCATCGAAGTAAGTCGCTATGTGTATACCTTCTTTGTTCTTGTTGACATATACAACGCTTTGGAGTGCTTCTATTGCCTTGTCTTCTCCGACTTCTTTGGCGAGCGTCTCGAGTTCTACCTTGTTCGCAGTTGTAGAATTGCCTACGATCTTGAGGAGATTGTTCATCTCCGTCTTCTTGACATAGGTTGCATTTCTTGCGACAAGTGAGTTGTAGAGCGGAGCAAATGCAAGGTCGCTCCCTTCACGCTTTTTGAGTGCCCCTTGTGCTGATATATCATCGAACTGCTCAAGGTTTTTGTAGTCCTTGATATCCTGCACTCTATATGTCGGCACATAATTTGGGTTACGCTTGAGAAGGTTTTTAGCAAAGTCATTGCTCATCAGACCGCCATCAACGGCATACTGCATATCGTTCTTTGCGAACTTCACGATATCCTCTTGGAAATCTGTGAGTTGCTTGCCATACTTGTTCTCGTAATCCTTTAACAGACCTTCGATTTGTCTGATGGTCTCGTCGTCTGCATTCGAGAACTCCTTCATGAACGGTATCGCATCCGCATCTCCGTTCTTTGATGCTTTCAAAAGGTCGAGATTTGACTTCAATCTACAGTACATATCGAAGTCTGCTTCTTTGGACACTCCACCTTTTATCTTGGATGGAGTTGTCTTGCCGTTGGTCTTGAGTCCTGCTTTCTTAAAGATGTTATCAAGAGACTCTCCGACTTTCTTCCCTGCGAAGTTGACCTGTCCTTCTCGCTTGCCTGTGATAGCAAGAGAATGCAGGGTCTTCACATTTCTCATACGGTTGAGTGTCGAGCGAAGCAGTTTGCCAGTCTCTTTGTCTACCATGTGAGACAGTCTCTCGAATGATTGGAAATCATCGCCCACGAACTGCCACAGCCTTTGGAGAAGACTTTCAGATTTATCGACCCACTCTCGCAGTTTGCTTGTCGCTTCTTTAGTTGGCTTTGCGTCAGGATCGCCAATCTTTGGTGCGTGCTCTGACTTGTTAAAGTCTTCTGCGGTTTTGATTGCCTTGAGTTCTTTGGCTTTCTTCTCCTCTGCCTTTCCGCCACTCTCTGCAAACTCTTTCTTTGCTTCTGCTAACTGCTTGTCTGCTTCCGCTTTATGTGCAAGTGCTCGTTCTGATGGCTTGCCACCATGGACTTTCTTGGAACGCTCAATGTGCTTATCCGCACCTCGCTGTGCTTTTTCGGCTTCGTCGAGATTTTGTTGTGCAGGAGATTTGACTTTATTATTGGACCGAGTTAATCCATCAGCGTCACCGCTTTGTCGAGAATCGACTTCGGTGGTGCGGTTGGGTTTTCCTTCGCCCATTTGCATAGTGCTTCCAACTTCTCTTCCGTTTGGAGCATCATGTAGACCATTACTGCGTTGTCTTCCGTCCCGCCCCTCTCTGCTAACATTTGATTCAACTCTTTCATAGGCTTCGGCAAAATCATCCTTTAACACCTCCAAAATCCTCTTGTTATCAGGATTATTTACATCAAACTTTGCGAAAACAGTGGCGTTCCCAACCCCATATCCATCCGTGTGGTAAAGATAACAGTTGTCAGCATCTGTTACATAATTGTACCCCGAGCGGTCTGGGTTTTTTGCCATGCTCTCCTTCTCAAAAGCAAGGGATCTTACCCTGCTTGCTACAGTTGCGTCGAGCCGAACCGCCTTGTTCCCTATTAACTTTTGAGTGGCGGTGGAGAGATCCTCAAAGGCAACTGCCCCAGTTCTTATATTATAGGCTCTCCCATCGCTATCCGCAATCCTCTCGGGCTTATAAGTGTCTTCAAAGTTCTCTACCCTTGTGGACTTTCTATGTGCTTCGAAATTTTTATTTTCTATTTCAAGTTCTCTATGTAATCGTGCAATCTCTTTTCTCTTCTTCTTTACTGTTTCAGTCTTTAAGTCCGTGCGTTTAAGAATTCCCTCTTGCTTTCTGATGTTCGTCTCAATAGATTTTACTTTTGCATCATGTTCGGCATTTCTTTTAGCGTTCTCGGCATAATGCTCTTGCATACGTTCATTGGCTTCTTCCGCTCTTTGTTTGCGTTGTTGCCTATATGCGTCTTCTCCGCCCGCCTGTCTTACTTCATAGTCATATTGTTGTTGGCGATACCTTTGCTCAAACGCTTTGTCCCGCTCCGCTTTAGGTCTTGAAAAATACTCTTCTGCACGCTTGTCTGCTTCCATTTTGTTGACCGCATCTTTTGTTGACCCACTCCACTTTGTTCTATTTTGTTCAGCAACATCCGCATATGCCCTTTTGTTATCAGCGGTTCTCTTTATATCTCCTAATTCCTTGCCACTATTCATCACAGCATCATACTGGTCATATCCAGTTCTTGCGTCATCGGCGATCTTCTTCTCGGCACGGGCATTTATCTCGTTCATGAGTTTGGTTTCTTTGGGGTCGAGTTCCATACCTTTCTCAAGTTTGTTCTTGAGTGAGATCGCCGTATTTATCTTCTTGCCCTTGAGCAACGCACCACCGCCACTCATCAGACCACCGATGCCTGTATTCATGCCTACGTTGAGTGCCATGGTCTTGGCGAATGTGGATTTGTCAAAGTTGCCGTCTACATCTGTTGCGGTCTTATATGCATCTAACAGGTCTAAAGGTGCAGAGACGATATTGTCTGCCGCCACCTCTTTAGCCACCTGTTTGGCAAGACCTTTTTTCATGCCCTCTTTGGTGAATGCCTTGACACCTTGCTTGGCACTACCCTTTGCAAGTGCAGAACCCATAGTGCCTACGCCATTAAGGAAGAAGTTCGCACCGACACCGCCCATGTATCCACCAAGATAAGCCCTGCTCTGCTCACCTTCACGGATCGCATTTTTCTCCGCATTAGTATATGCTCCTCTGAATGGAGCGGTGTTGTCACCAAATGACATACCCTCAATGAAGCCCATTGCTCCACGAGAACCTTCTTTGGTGTAGTCATATGCAGTACGAGATGCCCAATCTCTCATGCCCTGTTCACCAAGGGTTCCACGCATCACCCTTGAGTTCCCGTTGCTTGTACGGAGAGCGTTCTGAAGTCTTTGGTACTCTTCCTGTGTTGCATCTCTCTTGGTGACACGAGTATCATTAGCCTTGTCGATTTCTTTGTCTGCCTTTTTTATATCCTTGCCAAAGTTCTTCTTGATAAAATCTCGCTTCTCTTTGGTGGACATTTTCTGCCAGTAATCAGAAGCCCTTTTTGCTTCGCCCTTCGACAATGCGTGTTTACCTGTCTTTGGGTCTTTAGATGCTTTATAAAGGGAATCGCCACTCGAATACTGCTTCTCAAGATTTCCCACTATCGCAGTTCTATTGGCAACCTTTTGGAGATTGCCTGATACAGTCTGCTTATGACCGCCAGTATGGTTCTGAACCCTACCACCAAGAGCATTGGTATTCTTTGCAATGTCAAACGCCCGCTTTAACTCTTTACGTCCCTCTGCGGTCTTGTTCCTGTTCACCCATTGCGAGAAAGAAGTGCTCTTGCCTTTGGTGTTGCTCTGATTTGTGGATCGTGCCTGAATGGTCTTGCCACGAACCTGTTTCTGCGATGTGTTCTTCTTTTGACTGTACGAAGCCTTGGCTTTAGGCTTTGATGATTGCCGAGGAGCAGAGTTGCGAGGGTCAGAAGAATATGCAGGCTGTTCTTTCTTCTTCTTTTTCTTCTTCTTGGCATTCGCATTACGAGTCTGTGTTGCCTTGTCGTTCTGTCTCCTTACAGATTCCCAATTTCCCGCCTTATTTTTCTGTTGGCTTGCCTTATATCTTTTATAGGCTTCATAAGCACTTTTATTAGCCATGATATCTCCTTTGAATTTCGGGCGATTTGAGACGACTTCATTCGCATTCGATAAATCTATCCATCGCCCTTAAAAATCCTCTGTATAATCTCGTCCAACTCTTCTCGAAGAGATTAATACCCCTTCTTATGCTCACGCAGGTATGCGATTCTCTGATTGATCGCAAGTCTTTCCTCACGAGTCTTTGCTTTCTTGAGTTCCTTCTTGAGTTTCTTGATGTTGTAAGACTTGTTGTAGCGTGCCTGTTGGTACTCAAGTCTTAAAGACCTGTTCTGATCTCTCAAGTTGTCAGCACGTTCTCTCTGATAGTTCTGCTCGTTCTGAAGGTACTCTGCCTTTGCCGTCTGCATCTGCTGTCTGTAGTTGAACACGTTGTCATTGTAGGTCTGATTAGCAGAGAGCCTGTCCGCCGCCGCCTGTGCAGTTACTGCGTTCCTTTGGGTCTGATACTGGTTGGCGAGGTTGAGTGCCGTGGTTTCTGACATACCACCACGGATACCCGCCTGTGCGAGATTCTGTGCCACGTTCCTCTGATTCTGCATTCTCGAAATGTAAGCATCTCGCAGACCGCCCTTTTCGGTCTGTGCTATCTGCTTGATTTGAGCATCCCTGTCGCTCTTTGCTTTTGCCTGATAATCCTTGATAGCCTTATCATAAAAACTTGCTCCAAAATTGCTTGCCATTTTAATCCTCCGCAACATCGATACCCGCCAACATATTTTCAATGTCTGAACGGGTCTTCTTCATCGCATCCGTGTTGTTACCATCTATCATGTGATTGAGCATATTGAGCATGACAACTAGATGCATCCTACTAACCTTTTCGCTGTGTTCGAGTGCCTTTTCCAGTTTCTGAATGGCTTCGAAATCCTTCTTCGTTCTTCTGTCCAACTCTTCTACATCCTCTTTGACCTTGAGTGCGGGCGAGATCCATTTGTGAATGACCCCACCCACATTGCCTAAAAGAACGATCGCACCTAACACTCCTGCTACCAATTCCCAACTCATTTTATGTACACCCTACCTTTCGCATTCACGGCACATATCCAACCCGAGCGAGTACGAATCCATATCTCGCCATTGTTGTAGAAGACATCCCTTGCAGTTACACGAGTGCCTTTCTTTACTTTGCCGTCTTTGGTTGCGTGCTTCTTGCCATCGGCACTCCACTTGTTCACTCCCACTTTAGGAGCAGATACCTTTGGAGAAATACGCACGTTCATATTCGCTTGTAAGGTGTATGTCTCGCCCTTTACATATGAGATGCCCGCTCTGTCGATGTAAGGCTTTGGGTCTACACGGTTCCACTTTCTGCCCAAGTGAATCTCGTAATGGAGATGGCTTCCTGTGGAGTGACCTGTGCTTCCCATAAGACCAATCACTTGACCCGCCTTGACCTTCTGACCGCAACGGACTTTGATCTTGGACAAGTGAGCGTGGTTAGTATACGTGCCATGACCATGATAGATAGCGACCATCTTGCCATAACTCGCATCCCATCCACCATACTTGGCTGAAACGACAGTTCCGTCTGCCGTTGCATATATTGGAGTGCCGACATTATTGGCAAGGTCGATTCCCCTGTGGCTTTTCTTCTTATACGGCTGTGAGATTCTTTTCCACTTGCAGGGTTTGCACTTGAGCCTAAACTTCATCCTCATCACCTTCTTCCACTAATGCATTGTTGTCGAGGAATGATGCCATCGTCTGAAGGATGTTGAGTTCCACACGTTGGATGGCATCCTCGAGAGCATTCAGCGAAACCTCGCTGACCATCTTCTCGATGACAGATTCGTCATCATAAATCTCATAATCAGGCATGGCATCGCTGATGGCTTCTACCGCCCAGTACATTCCACGGATGTTGTCCTTCTGCCAATCAGTAAGGCCGTCCGGGAAGTCTCTATCGTTGATGCATCCTATGAGTTCTTCCTGAACCTTAAAGGTCATTTTCTTCCACCTCTTCATCTTCCTCTTCGTCATTATCTTCAATGCCGAAGTCGGTCTTCATCTCCTCTAAAAGACATTGTGCTTCCATGGCGGCTTCCGTGATGTTGTGGTTCTTCCAAGCCGTCCAACAGAACGCACCAAAGGCGATGATTCCGCAGACAACGGTTGATACGGCACTCTCATCGATAAGGATGCCTTTCCTGTTCAGATACGGCACACCAAATATGCAGATGACCGATATGATTGCTGATACGATACTCTGATATCTATTCATTCTTATCTCTCCTTACTACACTATGCTTGACCCTGTCACGTTCCTCGGCTTTCTTTGAGTCGCACCATTTGTCCATAGTGCCGACAAGATAGCCTGTGATTCTGCGGATTCTCTGAAACTTAACTCCGTCACCAAATCTTTCTTTGTTCATGGTTTCTCCTACTTCAAATACATTTTCTTTGGTGTCTTGGCACACACCCAAGCCACTGTATCTTTGAATGGCACTTGCACCCACCACACTCCGTTCTTTGCGTTGTAGACTTTGAGTGGCGAGACTTTCTTGCCCTTCGGCATAGTGCCTAACTTCTTTGACTTCACGCTATGATTGGCACGCACATACATCTCGTGCTGAAGCACATAGACATGACCCGCTTTGTAGGTCTTCTTCGGTGCTTTCTTGTACGGCATATTCGCAAATCCCCAAGAAAAAGAAGAAGCCTTACGCTTCTTCACAACTCCGTTATTTATTCTCTTGCCTTTGTACTTGCCACTCACATTGCCGTCTACCGTGTAAACGTATCCGTCCTCGTACTTGAGGAACAGGCAAGTGTGAGTGTAATTTGATTTGCCCTTCTTGCCCTTGAAGCATACCGCTCCTACTTTGGCTTTCTTTGGATCTTTCGTCCATCCCACTTTTCCGTAGCCTTTGATTGTCGGTTTCTTCTTCAGCCACTTCGCATAAGCATTGGTGTTCCATATGTAACCCTTCTTCGGCACGAATGCCTTGTAGCCACACATGATCAACCAGTACAGAACGAAGATGCAACAATGACCGACTACGCCATATGGGTAGAACTTCGTGAAATACCCGTCCTTGCGGATTCCCTTGTACCCTAACTTCCCAAGCAGTTGCGTGTACTTGTTCGAGTAGTTCCTGTGTTTCTTCTTTGACGAGCCACGGGATGCGGTCTTGCACTTGTCCGCTTTGGCTTTCGCCACGACCTGTTTTGCCGTCATCATCCTATCACGCTCCTATCGTCATCCAAGAGACATAGATGTCTCTTGCCGAAGTAGAGTAGCAACCGACATAGATTTTATTACCTGCAAGCGATCCCTGTGTCGCATAGGCTGTTCTTGCTGCAGCCGCTCTGTTACCGAGTGATGCCACACAAACAGGATTGGAACTGTAAGTGTAAGGCAAAGTGACCTGTGTCTCCTGATATGCGTTAGCAGATGCACTTATGGTCACTGCACCATAGCAGATGTGGACATCTCCAATCTGAACATGACCGCTTACACCTGATACATCAGAGATGTCATCTGTGGTGTGTGTGTGGCTTGCAGATGCAACACCCAAATCGGCACTCGACTTGTTCCCTGTCAGCGTTACGGAATTGACCTGTGGTCTGTTAGACAACTGGTCATAATCGGATGTACCACCGCCACCGCTGATGGAGATGTTGCCACTTCCCAAGATGCTTTGGTTGTTGATGGTCTTTATGTTAGTGCCTGATACCAACTTCTCTTGGAACTTCGATTTAATCTTGCCCCACAGATATGTGAGACCTGTTTTGTCGAGATATTCTGTGCTCATAGGCACTCTCCTTTCTATGATGCAACGATGGTATCGATGTCAGCATTCGTGATAGATGTGATATCGAGATTCGTCTGAACCACATCGAAGTCGGATGCGGAGTAAGTGCTTGCACCTGTCTTACAGAAAATCATGTCACCTGCTTCACAGACCTGTCCGCAGTATGTTCCTGCTGTGCCGACTATCCAATACCAACCTGCCTTGTAGTCTGTAGGAGCGAAGGATGTAGGTGCAATACCCTGATATGCCACCGCACCAGTTACCGCTGTGCTGACCGCATTCTGTACAAAGGCTGTTGTCGCAATCTGTGTAGTGTTCGTGCCTGCTGTTGCGGTTGGTGCTGTTGGTGTGCCTGTGAATTCAGGGGAATATACCTCGGCAGATCTATATTCTGTATAAGCCCACGTTTTTTCACTCGAAACATCATAGAGTTTGATGGTACGAGTGCCACTAATGCCATATAAAGATACATGAGAACCGGTGCCATCATGTTGAGCCCTGACAGGTACGACCACGTCGGGGTACTCTACCACAAAAATCGCCTTGTTGGAACTAATAGCCGAAACCAAATCAGCACGAGTGGTTGTGCCATATATTGCTATAAACACTTTATCAGAAGGTATCGTAGGCTTGTTCTTGATATACGCATCACTTGATGTGTTCGTCACATTCCAATCTGCCTGTACGTTTACTTCTGCACCTGTGGCGATACCTGCCAGTTTGGTCTTCTCGTCTGTGGTGAAGTCGTTAGTTGAAAGTCCTTTGCCTGTTTCCTTCTCTACGAACATCGTAGGAATCTTCTCAAGCACCGCCTGTACATCGCCCTCGCCATAGCCGGGAGTGCTCGTATCATCGTAGCCTATGTCCTCTGCACTCAAGATGACATCAGCGGAGAGTGCCTTATTGTTCACCTTCCTCGTTGCCGGCACTCTGCTCGTATCACTTGGATGCACATGGTCTACCCTTGCATATCCTGCCTGTGAACCGAGTGCTCTTGTTCCATCCATCACAGGATAACTTGAACCTGTTCCTGCTGTTGGAATGGTAGTCGAATCAGGAAGTGCACCCACATCACTCGCTGTCAGACTGATGTCGGCACTCAAAGCCTTGTTGTTTACCTTCCTTGATGTTGGTACATATTCACTGTGTGTGTGAGTGGCAAGAGCAAATGTGCTCTTGATCTTCTGCCAAAAATACAATAATCCGTTGCTGTCTAAATACTTTGTTGCCATGTCAATATCCCTTTCTTGTAGCAAATCAAGTTAGCATTTCTTCTATCTCTTCGTTTGTCAGAGCATCGACTTCCACATTCTCGAGTGCGTTGTAGATAACTCGGTTCTGAACAGGGTTGATGGATTCGGCACTCATCACAGCGTCTACTGTAATCGATGCTCCACCACCGCCCGAGGTTATCGGCACTCTCGCAGTAGAATCTTTCGCCACATAAAGAATGCCGACTTCTATCGTCAGCGTAACGCTTGCCGAGTGTGTGTTCCTTGCTCCTACTGTCAGCGAATCTTTGTCTGCGTTGAAATCCCATCCAAAGAAGAATATCCTGTTCGCATTCGTTCCTGATGTCTGCACTTCGGTGACAGCCAAAGGCTCGTAACCTTTGACCACAATGTAGTTGTTGTCCTCGTCACTCGCACCACCAAAGTAAAAAAGACCAGTGCTTGAAGCAGAAATGGTCTTTGTCTTTCTGTAGTGCTTGACGATGATTGCGTTGCTATCCTCTAATGTCTTGAGCCGTTTCTCTAACTGCGGTAACGTGGTTCTATAGTCTCGTCTATCAAAACTGGTAGCCATTTAATCACCGCCTGTTCTTGGAAAAGTTCCCAACTGTGTAACTCTTTATGATTTGATCAATACCGAATCCTTGGTCTGCCCCGTCATTCTTGCACAGGATACGAAGTCTCTTGTACTTCTTGACCTTCTTCTTGACATAGTATTCTGCGGGCAGAAGGTTACCGCTGACATCCGTCTCACCAATCAGAATAGAGTCTTTCTCGTCAGGTATCAGATAGACCTCAACACCTGAAGCATTGTCAGGCAGAAGCGATACCACACAGCCTTTCTTCTGAAGGTTCTTGAAGTAGTGAACCATACCGTCATCGTCTGCGATGGTATCCCATTGTGCAGTGAGCGGTACGTTTGTGTAATCTGAAAAAACGAATCTTCGAAATTCTTCGTCTGCTGAAGCAACCCTCCGAGGAGTGCCCGCCATGTCCTCGCCATTAAACGTGCACGCCATTTTCACAATGGTAATCGGCTCTGTTCCGTAGCACATATTCTTCAGGGTCAGTGTTCTATCTCCGTCATAAGTGATAGAGAAATAGTAGTCCTGAGTAGCATAAGATGGTCCTTCAGACCCTAGTATATATGCTTGGGTCTTCTCGACCCCTTCAGTAAACTCAAAACTGTATTCGTCATTATCATGCCTTATAATCACCTCGCATAGGCTCCCTGTCTTCAGTTGTGGGATTGTGTGCTCCGAATACGACGGGCATTCGATGTGGTCGGTTACCACACTGTCAATAACCCACATAACACCGCCAACGGCAATCGCACCAGAATATCGTACTTTAAAGGTGTTTGTGCTTTTTCGGTAATCTAGAATAAAATGCCCGTACCAAGAAGCAAACTTAACCGAAAAAGTAGATGAAGCCATATCCCTTGTAGACGGGTATTCAAAATAGTGGGAACCGAAATAACGAGCACTTGCATCTGAATCATGGTCGTAACACGTGCACGCGATGCAAAATCTAATGCTTCCATGTGCTTCATACGCTGCTCTCGTTTCTTCAGGAAGCGTCCACGAAACCTCCGCCCAACTGCCGGGTATTGTCTCAAACGAATGGCTTTTGTTTATAGGAACAACAGTATCTACGGAATCAGCATCGGAGAAAGCAACGGCTTTCCCAATATAAGCCTGCATAACCTCGTAGTCAGGCTTGCCACTCCCGTCAAGAGGGATGTTTATATCGCTATAGTTGATGGTTTCGCCAGTTTCCCTGTTCGTTGTGTAAGCATCTGTATATAGTTCGCTATCCTCATTGGTTTTAAACTTGCACAGATTGCCCCTGAAATCAGTAAAGTACAAATCACTATCCATCTTGGCAAAGCACTGTGCAGGGATGTTGTCGAGGAAGTAGCACTCGTACTGAAGATTGGTCTTCTCGTTTGCCCACGAAGTCTTTTGAGTGCCGTCAAGCACATAGCAATGGTTATTCACGCAGAGCCAGTACTGTGTGTTGTGCACAAAGGAAATCGCACGCTGAAGGTTCGGTTCTTGGAGCAATCTCTTGTTGATGAAGTATGACCTCGAGCGAAGCCTGTTATCTTCGCCAATCTCGATGCCCATCACTCCCTCTTCAGACAGGAACAGCGGTTCTTCGTTCAGCACGTTGAATGCTCCGTTAGATACCGCTCCTATACCCGCTATCGATTGCTTCACGGCATAGGTCGTGTCGTTGTCGAAGGATGTAGGATATGCAAGGTAGATGGATGTGTCGGTAGTCTTGCCCTGTTTGACGATACCAAGGTACTCACCGCACTTGATCGTACTCATTACCGCAGTGTCATTAGATCCGACTTCCACATAATTCAGTTCAGGGAAGTAGTTCGGCAGACCGCCACTCGGCATTGTGATATTCTCATACCCCAAGCCTAATCCTGTGTACCATACTCTTGATTTGTAAGCCGTCTTGCCTGTTGCAGTAGCGAATACCTGTGAGGTCAGACCTGAACCATAGACCGCAAACTTGGAGCATCCAAAGAATGCATCCTGTCCTTCAGAGCGAGTACTCGTGATAAGGTTGGTTTGGAACTTGAAAGTATACGTTCTTCTAAACCCCCATTTAGGTGGTGTAATATACTGCTCTTCTTTGGTGTATGGCAGATTCGATGCCCATATCTCCTCATTCTTCGCAGTATAGGTCACGTTGCCACTGTAGGCATCTATGGAAATATCGAACAGGTCTTCTATCGTGTAGTCGAAACCTAACGATGTGTTTCCTATCCATGCCCAAAATCCATTTTCTTGCTTGACCCAACATATGATTTGGTCTATCGATTCCACACTCGCCATCGAACACGTATGCACTATGGAATTGTACTTGGTATTCCCACTCGAAGTCATTCCCCATGAACCATCATTGTTTCTCGCAAGAGGAGTGGCTTTAGATGACAAAACTTCTATATTGCCGACCGCAGTAATGGCACGAGTGGCGATGACAAGCACGTTGTCCTCACCTTGTGTGCCCGTTGTCGGTGCTCCGTTCAGGAATACGATGTCCGCATATGTGCTTGAGTCAACTATCCAGTCTTTATCGTTTCCTCTTTCCTTCTGCTCCCATGTGCCGTTGTTGTTCAGTACCCAAACTTCAGGAGCAAGACCTTCGCCCAAATCCCAAAGTTCGTTTGCGATAACGAAAGGCAGATGGTATCTTGTGACGGTGTTGTTCTTGTCACAAGTGTAGGAAACGCAACACCTTGAAGAAAGAAGGTTGGCAGATTCGTAGTTCTGCCCCGCTCCTGTGGCAGGATCGCATCCCATGTACATCCTCGGCACATAAGGAGTTATCTCGTGAAGCCTTGCGACCTGTTCATCTCCAACGGTGTCTAACTGGAGACGGAGCATCTTCTCATTATGGATGAAGTAGAAGCCTGTCTCCCCACCTGATTCGTAGAAGAACCCACGCTTCGAGTCCGTCAGCAGACGAGGGAAACTCATAGGGAAAGTCTGTGAGTTCCCATCGGCATCGATGTACTCGGTAAGGCACTCTAATTCCTGTCCGTCATAAAGGAACAGACCGATACTGTTGAAGATGAGGATGTAATCCATACCGCCAATCTCGAAGTAGTAGGTTCTGTATGGGGTGACCGTGGTAGTGCCTGTTACTCCCGATGCTTCGATGAAGTCCTCGGCACTCACATCTATCTTCCATCCCTTTCTCTTGTATGGTCTGCCGTCAAGATCAGGGAGCATATTGAGTCCGTTCGGCGACCTGTGTTTCCACACGTTACTGGCATCGTTAGTGAAGTCCACACCTCTGAAGTTGTCGTATACCGTTGTATATACTTTTGGGTTTTCAGGTACTTCTAAAGGCATTTAAATCCCCCCACTCATAATCTTGCCCCTCACTCTCTGTGTCAGACCCGCAAGTTCCGCTCTCATCTGCTCGTAAAGGTTGTAATACTGCGTGGCTTTTGACGGATCGTCATCGAGCCAAACGAAGTACGAAGCGAGAAGCGGAACTAAATGGTGTGCCTTGAGGGGTATCGGTAACTGCGTCTGTGCTATCTCTGAAGTCTCGTCTATGACATCTGAACCGACTTTGGTGTGTGCCTTGAGGTAGTAGACCCTAAAGGTGTTGTCGAGGTCGGCACTAATAATGATCGTGTCATCATTCTCGATATCATAGTCATTGAACTTTTCGAAGATACCGTTTGCCAGTTCTCTCTTTACTGGCATAGTGCCGAAAGCCATAAACTGTTCATCGATGTCAGGCATATAGACCTCAAGCAGAACACCGCTCGGCACTTCCACGTTGCTTTCATCGTCTGCTATCTCTATGCCCTCTGCTTCCATCTCGGCTATCACGGCACTCTTATGGATCTCATAAGGATTGAAGTCGTATGTGCCGTTTATCTGTGCATCAGATATGTTTATCTTCGTGATGGCTCGGTTGATCGCATTCGTCACAACCTGTACATCCTCGTTCTCAAACTCGGCAATCTCCACATCCTCACCGAAACCCAAGTCTCTTATATTTTCAATGAGTTCGTAATAAGTCATTTCTCATCTTCCTTCTTCTTTTTCGGAGTCTTCTTTTTCTTGGATGACTTCTTTGCCTTTGCTTCTGCTTCGGCAAACTGAAGAGCCATCCTCGCTCTCTGTTTCCTCGTACTCATAAGTATTCCTCCTAAAAAAAATTAGGGAGAGTGCCGAAACACTCTCCCCTTCGTTCTGCGACTATACTCTCGGTGCTAATGCGAGAATGGTGCAATTTGTACAAGTGATCGTGATCTTACCTGTAACCTTATCTGCAAATCTCGCAGAATCCAAAGTGAAGAACTGATATTTGCCATTTACGACTGGAAGTTCCAGTTTCTGCGAACCCGCATATCCAGTTCCCGCAGTCACTTCAACTTTGGCACTCGCCCCTGTTCCAAGAACAACAAACACAGTGTGCTCATCCTTGAAGTCAGAAGGGATAGTGTATTCTCCCGCAGGACTCATCGAAATGCCCGCAGGCGGAATTACCAGTTCCGTAAACGTATTGTTCCATTCACCACCGAGGGTGTTTGGTTTCTCCGTTCTGTAAATAGTGAGATCAGCCATTCTTATTCACCCCCTTATGAACTAAACTTGACCTTGATTACACCGATTTCCTTCGGTCTCGTAATCATGCCATCAAACAGGGAATAACCCTTAACTTCATCGTGGAAGTAGTCGTCAGGTTCCTGTGCCTTCATGTGGATGTAAGGCTTAACAAATGAGATCGCTCTCTTTGTCATAACAGGCACATAGAACGTGTTATCCGCATCCTCATCAACGTATACGTTGTTGGACTCCTTAATCAGGATGGATGAGTATCTGCCGACTGCTCCGTTTCCAAGCATAGCGGAGTTGTTAGTATCGAGGTCAACGTACTCGTCCTTAAGGATGATATTGAACTTCGGTGGAGTGATAGCCACGATGCCAGTATCTCTTGATACGTTGTTCTCAAGCAGATAGATAAGTGCATCATCCAGTGCAGTCATCAGAGCCTTTGCGGAATTAGTTCTCGTAACTGTAACTTCCTTGACGACAGTAGCGTTCTTCGCCATTCCGAGGATGTAGGAATCCTGTGCCTGTGCGACCTTGTCCCTTGCATTCTGCATATACTGTGACAGGATCTGACCGCCATTTACTGACTGTCTCTTATCAAGGTCATCAACATAGAATCTAAAGTATTCTATCTGATTGATAGGCATGGTCTGTGAAAGACCAGTTACTTCCTGTGCATCAGGGAGTCTGTGCAGTTTGCCGTCTCCCCATCTGTGAGTTTCTACTTCTCCAAGACCAAGGATCTTAATAGAGTCCCCGGGCTGTGTCGCAAGACCTTCGTATTCATGGTTTACACAATCATATGCAACCAGTTTTTCCTCAAGGTCTGTATTGAACTTCTTTGCCCATACAATAGGCTTAAACTTATCTACAGACATGATTTAAATTCTCCCTTTTCACCATTTGCCCATACTGCGAAGGATCGCTTCGTAGTTGGCTTCCTGCTGTTCAGGAGTCATCGCATCTACCTCGGCTTCTGTGTAAAATTCCTTTTCGACTGGCTTTCTTTCACCAATCTTGCCTATCTCTTTAGGCGGTGTAGCACGGGTGTTGATTTCTCTTGCCTTGACCGCATAGTACCCATCCTCGATGGAAAGCCCTTTATCGGCATACTCAAGGATCTTGAGTTTCGCTTCTTCCGTGAGATTTGGGTCGAGTGCGTCCATCTCAACAAGAGCACTGTCGAGTCTTCTTTCGTTCTCGACATCTGCGAGTTGCTTCTTCAGGAGTTCGTTCTCCTGTTGCATCCGCATCTGTGCTTCTTCAGCCTGTAGTGTTTCGATGACATCCTCAACGTCAATACCTAATGATTCGGCAAGGGCTTCGAGTTCTGCATTTTCTCTGCCACCCGAAAGGCGGTTCAGTGCTCTCTGCCTTGCTTCCTGTTCGGCTTGGAGTGCTTCGAGTTGTTCTCTTGCTTCTCGAGCATCTCTTTCAGCCTGTTCTCTTGCTCTTCGCATTTCTGCGAATGCAGAGTCTGACGGAGTTTTGCCACTTTCGGCACTCTCGTCCTCGGAGACAGGTTCGGCGGTTTCCTGTTCTTCTTCGCCTAAATCTTCTGCCTGTTCTTCTGATGGTTCGGCGAACTCCATCTCTTCTACGCCTGTGTTTTCATCAAACATAAAGATTCTCCTTCTTTTTTAATTCCTCTGTTTGTGGTCGAGGTTTACCAAAAAAAGCAAGACCCGTGCTCCCCTCATGTTGGGGGCATCTCGCTTGCTTCACATACGAGTGTGACATATTCTCGCCCTGCCACGGGGCATTGGCTACGGAAAGTGGAATCGAACCACTACTGACGGAGTCAAAGTCCGTTGTACTCACCATTTATACGATTCCGCATCAAAAGAGTCAGCGTGGGACACATAGTTTAGAGGTGTGCTGACTTCTGTTTGGAAAGGAGTCGGCAGTTTTAGAACGTGCCGAGGTTCATATATCACACTTTGAAAGGAGGTAAGTGGATCTATTCGTCTAAATCTCCATTGGCTTCGGCTTCTGCAAGTCTCGCTTCTTCTTCAGCCTGTGCCATCTGCTCTTGCTCCATCATTGCCTGTTCCTGTGCCTGTTGCATCATCATCTGTTGCTGTCGCTCTGCCATGATGGATTCCAGTTTGGCTTTCGGTGCGATACCGCCCACAGGAAGAAGTTTCACATACTCTTCAAATGTTATGTGCTGATTGGCAAGAGCATTATCGAGCCACGTCTGTTCCGCTTCTTTCGTCCATGGATTATCATTAGATGTGTCGATACGGATATTAGGTTTCATGGCATCCAACTCATCTTTAGTGATGGCTTGCATACTTTTGGTCTTTTCGCCAGTTACAGGGTCTTCCTGCTCGACCATGACTTGCATCCCGTTAGGGTTATAGACCATCCAAATCTCAAGCCACAGTTTTGCCAAGTCCTCTACAAAGGTCTTCATCTTGGCTACCTGTTCGTTGAGTGGCAGTGCCGCCTGATCTCGGATAGCGAGTACCGCAGAAGCGGCGACCCTGTTAAGTTCGATGTTACCTCTCGCAGTCTCGCCCGCTCCCGCAAGTTCCTGTGTCAGATTCAAAAGGTCATCTGCATAGTTCTTTGCATCATTGTTCGACTGTGCAGGGTTCAGGTACGCAATCAACTGGTTGACAGACTGTGCGTCTCCGTTGGTGATGGCGATCGGTGCTCCGACCTTCTCAAGGTCTTCGGCATTGCCAATGGCATCAGCGTTATAAGCAAGTCTTGGGAATGCCGTCAGTTTGATAATCTGCGACCTTCTCGCCAAAGTCTTGTTGATCTCAAGTTGGTTCGGGATCATCTGCTTTACTTCAGATACTCCACGAGCATCATTCGGATAGTCCTTCCAACTTATCTTTGCTAACGGATACAGCGAAAGCCCTCTACCCTGTGTGCCGTCTGCATTCGTGACGGCTATAGGGTGTGTCGGCTCATATATCACATTCTTGGTGCTCTTTGTAACATGGACGATACCGCCCTTTTTCTCCATGTAGATGATACAGGTCACTTTAGAATCCACTACATTGAGGTTAGATTCCAGTTCGTCCTGATTGCCTACAAGGTCTTGCGTCTCTTCATCGGGCAGAATGAGTTCTATGCTCTCCTCATCAATGCCGTTCAGCCTTGCTTCGGCTCTGATATCTGCTACGCTTCTCCTTTGCCACAGGATGATATACGGCTGTCTTTGGATATCCGACTGTGATTCATCTCCGTATAGGATATTGGTGTTCTCGATACGCTCCATATCCTCTACTCTTGAAGTCCCGTAGTACTGGATGCCATCTCCTGTTACGGCAGCGTCCTTTATGGTAGACCAAAGTTGCTGTTGCATATTGGATTTCTCCCAAGATGCTTCAAACAACTGGTTCATCTTCTCGTAGGCATCGTTCAGTTCCTCTCTGCCCTCAAGATCGCTGAATTTTGCGACCATGGTGTTTTGAGATACCGTGGATACCTTGTATTTGATAACACCCTCGATAAACTGGAGCGATGGCAGTTCCTCACCACCGCTTTCAACACCTTCCCACTGCTTGCCGATGTAGAAATTCCAGTTCTTCGTGGTGTCGTTTATAAGATTTTTCTTGTAGATGTAATCTCTGCCCCTCTCATAGCGTTTCCAGTAGAAAGTAGGTTCGATCGCATCCTTCTTTTGTCCGAAAATTGGCATTTAACTACTCCTCGATTTTCTTCTGACCAACGGATGTGCCGTCATAAGCGTCTATGTTGCCAAGAATGTCGATTATTTTCCGCTCTTTTTCGCTTATTTTCGGTGTTTTCGGCTTCTTTTTCGGCAGTACCTTGACGGGTTCGCCCTTCTCGGCACTCTCAAGAAGCCTTGCAAACATATAGAACAAAATAAAAGGGAGTATCATGACATAAACAAGCCCGATAATCCCGATGATATTAAATAACATGGATCGTTTCTCCTGCCCCTATGGCTTTTCTTCGACTTTTCCGCTTCTTGCTCGGCTTGAACATATCCTCTATGCCGTCTAATGCCCTCTTGGCTTCTCGCATATAGGACTTGGCTCTCGACAGTTTGGCAAGTGCCATGCTCATGGAGTCTACCATGTCATCGTGTTTCCCGTTAGGGAATGACGAACATTGGTCTATGAACTCCCAAGTTATCTTCTTGTCCTTCGGCAGATACACATTACCCGCTTCTATCAGGTACGATACGGCATTCACCCTTGCTTCTTTACTGACATCAGGTGTCACCGATACCACTCCGCTTATCCTGTCACGGAGCATCTGAATGACCGCAGAGCCGTTCGCCTTGTCCTCGATGTAGATCGAAGATAATTTAGGGTATTTAGCCTTGGTAACGACCACCTTCCTTACAGTATCAGCGAAGTTGAGGTGCTCGTTTATCATGTCAACAAGGTATATCCTTGCTCCTATCTTGCCCCAAACGGATATGGCAACGTAGTCGTTCTTTTTCTCGTCCTTGAACGTGGCATCCACGCTCATGACAAGTTTCTCGAACCGCATCTTACCGTCAAAATAGTCAGCGACTTCATAGAACTCCCACCAATCACGCTTCAGAAGGTTACCTTCAAGAGCCGTAGGTCTGCCCTGATACAGAGCGTTCCATGCTCTCAAGCCGTTTTCAGAAGCGTATGTAGCCTTGAAATGCTCTAACCATTCATCGCCCTTGCCTATCTCGGGGCACAGGGCTTCACCGACCTGTCTGCCTAATATATCGTCTTCTTCCGCTTCGCACGGAAGGTTGATGACTGTAGTGATCTCTCGGTACTCGTCAGACTCCATCAGTCTGCCCGCCAAATCATCCTCATGCCATCTCGTCATGATAAGTATGATCTTGGAGTGTGACTGTGTACGGGACAGGATAGAGTTTACGAACTCGTTCCAAATGAAACTCCTTCTTGACTCGGAGTCCGCTTCCTGTCTGTTCTTTATCGGGTCGTCTATCACGATGAGGTCTCCCGAATAACCAGTCAGTGCAGAGCCGATACCACGGGATATCATCCTCCCCCTGTGTTTCAGGATCTGAAATTCCTTTGAGGTAGCCTTTTTAGGGTCTACAGAAACCCCGAACAGACTGCCAAATTCCTTCACCTTCTCCAAGTTCCTCTTGCCAAACCTTTCCGCAAGGTCATCTCCGTAACTCACCTCGATGACGCTCTTGTCAGGATTACGCATCAGATACCAACTCGGCAACGTCTCCGTTACTGTGGTGGATTTCCCATGCTGTGGCGGAGTGTTGATTATCAGGATCTCGACTGGTTTTTCAGACTCACGCTCTAAAAATTCCTGTATCTTGTCACACAGGAACGTATGGAACTTTGACGGAATCCATGTAGGCTTGTCCTTGACAGGGTTGTTTACGTGATAGCAGTAATACCGATATTTTGCCTGTACGTTCTTCAGATATGCTTCCTGTACATCCATCTCGGCACTCCTCACTTAAGCAACTTGATAGCCTCTTCCGCTTCTTTAGGAGAAGCAATGACCAAAGTCTGATTCACGGTGTGAGGGGCTTTCTCTTCCTCTATCCATCCGTGCTTCGCCTTGAGTGCAAAAATGTCTCCCACCCTGCCACTCTCATAAAGCCTTGTTTCTGTCTCTTCTTCCTGCAGGAGAACCGCCTTCTCTATGATCTCGGAAAACGGCAAAAGGATGACTCGCTCTCCGTCTACATCACAGCACGGCATGGAATCATACTCGTAAACTTCAGAACAGTCGTTCTCATCCATGTAGGCGTACAGTTCGGTGTCGTAATCACCTCGTGCAAGCATATACCATGACATCCTTGACGCTCCGCTTGCGAGTATCAGCCCTGCCGTGGTAATAGGCTTGCCGTCGTTTTCCAACCTCTCAAGATACGCCTTGATCCGCCTGTAAAGAACCCAAGAGAAATCCTGCCTGTACTTCTTCTTCGCCCTTGCTTCATGAACAAGGTTCTTGTAGTACTCCATGCCCTTGGAATAGTCTCTCTGCTTCTCGGCAAATGCATTGTTCAGTTCCTTGAGGTGTTCCTGCCCGCCTTCTTTACGCATTTTCCAGTCCTCCTACGATAGCAACATATCACAGATTTCTCGTGCAATTTGCACACAAGGTTTACATAATGCTCCATTTATAAAAGTGTTTCCCCCTGTTTTTCTGATACCAAATCCCTGCAACCGTTGAAAACTCGTCATCACTTGGTTTACATAATACCTTATCCCCTTTTTATAGCCCAAAAAAATTTTGCCTGTGCCGTCTGACAAAACACGCCTTTGATGGGCGATCGCTCCGCGAGAGATTCCCCACTCCCCCCATATTCCACCACACGCCGCCACTCGCTCGGGGGCATGAACATTTGTTCCGCAAACTGCAAACACCCGTTCGCATCTTCTCTCCTTCTCTTCTCTTCTCTTTTTTTCTCGCATCCTCTTATATGTGCGGTGTGGTGCGGGGCTTTTGGGATTGTATACAATCACGACACGATTACTGTTAATTGCCATATGTTTCCAGTATGTGTGTATTACCATATGTTGCCAGCATAGTGTCATGTATCCCTGCCTGCTATGTATATAAACATATGTTCTCCCGAGGAGTGCCGGACTGCGAACACATGATCGTAAACGCGAACAAAAGAACATAACCTAAAACATTCTGAAATCGCTTGACTTTGTATATACGATATCGTATAATTATATCATCAACAAAGCACAGAAACGGATACAGCCAGTGCTCAATGTGTAGAGTGGAGCAGGTCAGAAGACAGAAACAAAGTGCTTGACAAAGGTTATACGATATAGTATAATTGAGACAACAAAGGGACAGAGACGGAAACGGATACAGCCAGTGCTCAATGTATGGTGTGGAGCAGGTCAGAAGACGGAAACGGATACAGAAAACCCATTGACAAAGGTTATACGATATAGTATAATAAAGGCAAGTTAAAGGTCAGTCAGTCAAGGCTAAAGACTATAACCCGCACAAGTTAACCTTCGTAGTGATGTAATGATTGGGGTAGCCAGTCAGACACGGAAGAAAGGATTATAGGTGGACTATAAGATCGATTAGAGTGCCCAAAGGGCTTCCAGTGACAATATCAATAGCAGGTGTTCGGTGTTCTTTCACATCGTCCCAATGTCAAACCATTCAGTTCCTGCAAGGGGGTTGCAATGTACGATGTGAGGCTCGGACAGAGTCAGAGGTGACGGATAACCACTATTGTGTACATATAGCATAGTTATAGCATGAAAGGCAGGTGAGGTGAATTGTCTGTTAGTGATGCTAAACGTGAAGCGATTCAACGGTACGATGCTAAAACCTACAAAAAGATTTTGATATCTTTGCGTATCGACGACGACGGGGATATTCTAAAATCATTGCAGGACGCAAAAGCCAAAGGGCTGACAAACCGTGAGTGGCTCCGTGAAGTTTTCGAGAGATAGAAATATCTCTTGAAAATATGGTATACGATATAGTATACGCTATGCAACCGTGCACAGGGTTAAGTGTGTGATGCTGTAGGTACAAAATGCGTTTATGCGAGTGCCGAGTAAAGCAGGCAGTTTCTACCCTTGGGATGTTGGGATGATAGGCGTACCCTATCAAAACACATTTCATAAAAGATTTACAGGGTGCGTATAGAGTCGCTTGTGTGGTCGGGATAACGCTTGATGTAAAAGCACTACTACCAATGAGCCAAAAGCAAGTCTTGGATGTTTCTTGATTGTCTTTCTTGAAACGTCAGTCATTTAGTTGACTGACTTGTGAAGAGTGCCGAAACTCCTCGCAAGTGAGTTAATTAAGATAACCGAAAGGAGAAATCAAAATGAACAAAGCACAGATAATGGATTATCTCGAAGAGTTCGAGGATGACGAAGAAATCTCAATCAATGAAATGATGAGAGATATCGAAGAAGCCGAGAGGTTACGCATAGAATACCTTGAAGAAGAACAGCACAAATCAGGGTTTTATGCTTTCCAAGATCTGATGGATATGTGGAGGTATGAGAGATGAAAAAAGTAATTATCACGATCTGTTTGATGCTCGTAGTTTCAATGTGTTCCGTAACTCCAGTGAGTGCAGGAACAACGGACAAAGGGCTTGTAAAGTCCTATTGCGAGAAGCATTACAACATGGCTCCAAAGTATGTGAGTTGTGGGAGTTCCCAAGTCAAGCACCACAAAGGCAAGATGATTGTCGAGGTAGTTCCGACCACGTCACTTGGTGGCAAGTGGGGCAAGACAAAAGACGGGTACAAAGTCAAGTACAACAAGAAAGTTAAGAAGGGCAAAAAGGTTAAGAGTTATTTAATCTATAACCCGAAAACGAACTACATCGATGATGTGGTTGCAGTCGTAGATAATCACAGGATCAGATAAATGCAGAGTGACGCCCCAACGGGCGGTAATGCAACCAATGGCGGTCACAAGTCCGCAGTGAATGAAAGGAGAAAAACAATGGCAAAGAAGAACTATGAGAGAAGAGATTGGACAAAGGAAATTGCGGAGAAGTTCGCAAAGATGCTCGAAGAGAACATCGTACCATGGGTGAGACCTTGGGACTTATGGAAGTCATGGAGCGGTAACACTGGCAATGACTACAGAGGGGTCAACCAGTTGTTACTCACTGGCGGTGAGTTCCTGACTTTCAATCAGGTCAAGGCTAAAGGCGGTCACGTCAACAAGGGTGCGAAGGGTCTGAAGGTCATCTTCTACGACAAGTACACTCGCAAGACAGAGGTCGAGAACGAGAACGGTGAGAAGGAAATCATTCTCGAGCCGTCAAGATTCCTCAAGGCGTACACGGTCTTCAGTGTGAATGATACCGACCTTGAGCCAAAGTACACAAAGGATGTACCGACTCACGAGTGGGATTCTATCGAGAAGGCTGAAGAGATCATCAAGGCTTATTGCGATGCATACGGCATCACGATAACGCACGGGAGCAACGAAGCGTTCAACAGTCAGAACGTGTTCGGCAAGAATGAAGTCGTACTCCCACGTAGGGAGCAGTTCAAGGATGCGGTCAAGTACTATGCAACGGTCTTCCACGAACTGACGCACTCCACATCAAAGATGTGTGGCAGGGACTTGAGCAACTACGGGACAAACAAGAAAGCAAGGGCAAGAGAGGAACTCGTGGCGGAGATTGGGAGTGCCTACATCATGAGTTTCCTCGGTCTTAATGACAAGATGCAGGATATGAACTCCGCCGCCTACATGAAATCATGGGCAAAGAACCTCAAGGATGATAACGCAAGCATCATGTACGCCACACCAAAGGCGATCGAAGCGGGTGACCTGATACTCGGTGCTCTTTCACAGAGTGCCGAAGCACCTGCGGAAGAACCAAAGGAAGAGCCGAAGAAATCAGAATACACCAAGGGCGATGCAAAAATCCTTGAGAAGACTTTGAGAAGAGTCAAGACAAAAGCATTCGGCAAGGTTCTTGAAACGAGCAAGGGATATCTGACCTGCGATGGTTACAAGGCTTATCTCCTCAAGGAGAAAGTGACGGATGCTGATTTCACAGACGGAGCACCTGAGCCAGTGGCGGAAGAACTGCTCAAGTGCTTTGAAGAGAAAGAAGCATATAGCGATGTGTTCATCGACATGGACGCACTCAAGGAGCATATCAAAGAGAATAACCTCAAGATAACGACAAAGGCGGAGATAGCAAACAAGCATCCGTTCAAGTTCATGAATGGTGATGTGGAGTGTGCAGTCAATGCGGTATGGTTCAGAGATATGCTGACGCTCTTGGATACCAAGTGGGTCAGAGTGAGCAACAAAGCATACTGTCCAGTGTACGTCAATTCCGAAAAGGGCAAGGGAGTTATTCTCCCTATCCGCTGTCAGTAAAGGAGCAAGGCAATGTATGTAATGCAGTTGAGTGAAGAGCAACAGGCAGTCATTCGTGAGTGCCTTGAAGCAAATGGGATTCATGGCGAGGACTTGGAACTCGCCATGAACTCCAAACTGGTAGACCTCGAAGAACTGATAGGAGACGGATCATGGAAGAACGAGTAATGGAAATCACGTTAATCATCATGTTAGCGTTTGTAGCATTCACAAGTTATAACGCATTGTTTTAGAAGAGCGAAAGGAGAAAAGCAATGGCAAAGAAGTTATCAATCGAAGAGAAGAAAGCGGAACTCAACAGACAGATGAGACGGATTAACTGCATCGAAGCACTGCTTGAATACTGCGAAAATCAGGTCGAGTGGAACATGGTTCTCGTTCGTGACGAGAACGATGAGTGCATCGTTGACGAGGAAACTGGTAGAAAGGTGATGCGTGCACCACAGGAAAACGAGTGGGGCTATAACGATTACATCGCATGGACAGAAATGGTGGAAGAACTCTCCGCCATGTTTTAGGGAAGGAGCGAATCATGGGTAAATCAGCATTAATCAGAATAGACGATGCCTACCTCTTACTGGTAGAGGGTGACGGAATGAACCTGTCTGATGAAGACTATGATGACGGCATCGTGGATTACATCATGGCAGATTTATACACCGAGAACGACATCGACGAGTGCCTTGAGGTGAAGGACGATGCGATCTCATGGGATGGCGGGATGATTACGCTCGACAAGTTGTGTTCGAACATGACGATGTTAGAGTTCATCGAGAGCGGACTCGCATTCTACGGATGGGACGGCTCGGACTATGAACTCATCTCCTTCGAACAGCCTGTACCACGTTTTTCATAAGAGAGGTGTTTTATGGACTACATCGGATTAGACGAACTGGATGTCAAGGTCGAGGGTGCAAGCCCTCGCCTTGAGCCGAACCACGAAGAGTTGCAGAGATATCAAGAGGAATTTGAATATCAGTATGCAAAGCAGGAAATGCACTATAGGTTATATCAACATGATTTCTTCCCGACATATGGGAAGAAGAAACGCAGAAGAAGATAATTGAAAGGAGAAAAGCAATGTTAACTAACACTTACAATGCACTCAACAGAATGGTTGGGGAAATCGGAGAATGGAAGCAGGATATCGCAGTTGGGAACGCTGACACGGAGTATCTCAACAATGTGGCGGAACGGTTGCAGGGTTTTGCATCCGAACTGCACAAAGCACACAGGAAGGATCAAGTCAGACCACTCGAGGACATCTCATCTGACCTGTATACTGTAGTTGATACTCTGTCAACGGACGAACTCAAAGAGATTTACGAGGGCTACACTGGAGACTCGTTCTCGGACGATATCGATGGTTGTTTTAGGAGCGTCGATGACTTCATAGAGACCGCCCTTTCCTGTGGTTTTGACCTCGATGAGTGGCGGGATGCGAACTTCTATGTAGTGCCGTTCATGGGTGAGCCTGAACCGTTTACGGAATTGCAGTTCAGGGAGTTGTTCTTGGATACAACGCTTGACCTGATTCTCAAGGACAGGGAGTTTGACTATTTAAGAGATTTCCGTGGTGTTTTAAATGACCTGCTTGATGAGTATGAGAAAGCCTTGAGTATGCAGTAGCGGAGTGCCGAAAGGTTACTCCATTTTTAAGAAAGGAGAGCGAAATGAGAGACATTATGGAACTCGTTAGATTAATTAGAATCCTTGAAAGAGAGGACTACAGCAAGGATGAAAAGTTAAAGCAGATCAAACAGGTACGGAAGAACGGTGACATTACAGAAGAGGAAGCAATAGACCTTGCGGTTGAGTATCTGTAGATGATGATAGCAACAACATTAGTGAACCTGACCTAACGGGTATACGGGGAGAAAGGAACAATAATGGCACAGTTTAGAGTACACGGAACAACAGTTATCGATATCTACGTTACTGTAGAAGCCGAGACTATGGAAGAAGCGATAGAAATTGCAGAGGATAACGTCCGCATGGTGGAATACTGCAACGAGACTATTGGTGCAGAGACCTATGGTGCAGAAACCTACGGCGGAGCGGAAGTTTGCGAGAACGGCTACATCGATTGGAATGACGCTGAAGAAGCATAGAAAGGAGCATGACATGGTAGATATGGGAGCAAGAGCAATGTACGGCATGAGGTTGAGAGGGTTCTCAATAGGTTGTCAGCCGATGGACGGACTCATTGACAGAATAGACAGCGATGACAAGAGATACTATGACATTCTGATTTATTCAAGGGTGCTGACAGATAAAGAAGTTAATGATTATGAGTTGGACTATCTTGGAGTTTATGGAGAGGAGTAGTGACATGGTAAACCCTGCGAAGTACGAAGTATTAAAGGCGATGAACAGAATAATGGTACGGATGAATGACATGAGGGCATACGATGAGTGGATACTGGTAGTGCCTGACGAAGCGTCAGACGAAGACCTGATGCGAATCGCTGAAGACGTAGAACTATATGCGGAAGCGGAAGTGCTTTTCTTCCGCATCTGTAACAGGTATGGATCAACAGGATTGTTTTTTAGGTGGTAGAAAGGAGAAAAGCAATGGCAAAGAAACAGAATTACTGGTATGTGTTAGTTATCACTATAGAGGGGTGCAAGTTCGTCACATCCACGGAGCGAACGAATTACGCTCATTGGAACGAACTTGAACCGCCAAAAGAGTTCTCAAGGGATACGGCAAAAGACATCGCGTTAGGGCTTAATCTCAACGGAACGGTTGCATACGCTGTGTGCTCCCCTTGGGAGATAGAGAATCAGCCGTACAACTACAAAGACTATAAGTTCGAGATCGTGGAGAGAGGAGAAGAAAGCGGATATGTACGGCATTGAGGTCGAAGAACTGCCACCTAACGCAAAATAGCAGATGTGTGCTCTCTCCCATCTCCCCTCGTGGGAGTTGGGGGAGTTTATACAGAGGTTTTTGAGTGCCCATTGATTGATTTATCGATGAGTGCCCAAAAGTTCCTGTACCAAGCCGAAATCGTTGCATTCCGGCAATACTTTATGTTATTCTATACATGAAATTCAATAGCATTGTAGTGTTACTTTGTTATTGTTTTTCTTCTTTCAAAAAGACCCGTGGTTTCTCGCCACGGGTCGCTCACTTTTTTATCTTAATGCCTTTTCTATATGCTCACGCATTTTCTCGAGTGCCTGTCTTCGGGTATTGTATGCATATCTTCTCTTGCAGTCCCATCTGAATGTGAACTCGTCTACCCTTGCTCCCAAAAGACCCTTGCTGAAGAAGAACGTATCTATGCAGTCCTTCTCCATCTTTGAAAGTTCCAAGTATGCCACTTCTAAAAGGTGGGTCTTCCTATCCAACTTGTTGATTTCTTCCATGATCTCTGCTCTTTTGACTGCCGTGCTCCCTGTCGCATCAGAGATGTTGGATGTCTGAACAGGGGTATCTTGGCTCATGGCTTTCAAGTCTAACAGGGATTCCAGTTCTCTTTCGAGTTTTAGTCTTTCCCTTCCCCACCCTTTTGAGTCTTTTAGAAATCTCTCAATATCGAATATCCAATACTTATCCATTGGTATCATCTCCTTCTTTGAGTGCCGTGTGGTACATCGAGTGGTACATCGTTGCCCAATCTTCGATGGACATGGTGACGAGCCACGGCTTTCGGTCTTTCTTATGCATGACCACGGGGATCTCTCCCTCTCTTGCATCTCTAACGGATTGCCCATATGCATCAAAGATGTTGAGCCGTTGAACATTCTTACACTCTATATGGATGTGGGGAATGCCGACCACATCAGCATCCCCATTTGCTCCCGAGAACTGTTGACCTCTTCGAGTGCTGAAACCGAGGTCATTAAGTTTGTGGGAGAGTTCTCTCTCCGCCCTTGCACCCTTTTGCCTAGAGTTCGTCAATTATCTTTCCCTCCTGTCGCATCGTTTCTTTGACCGATGTTCTTTTAAATGGGAGAACCCATGCTTCCTGTTGGAAGTAAATCCAACAACCGTCTATCTCTTCCATTTGGTTTGGACGCTTTAAGAGTTTTTCAATCAACTCATGTACGGTCATTCTTCTTTCTCCTTATCGAGTGTTTCGAGTTTCTTGATTTGTTTTGTGTTCTTGAGGTCTATATCTATGACCTTTTGTGGGTCTTTGTACGATCTCCATGTTTCGTATTCTGCATTGCATCCCTTGAACCGAAAAACAACGTCAGGACAAACCAAGTAGTCCGCAGTTGCCATCTTCTCAATGCTCTTGCCGAGTGCTATGAGTGGGTGGACGTTTGCGAGTTTTGGGTCATACGGATTGACCACATCCACGTTCTCATCGAGCAGAACTACTGCGATGGTTTCCATTCTTTCTCTCAAGTCTATGATTTCTTCGGTTGTAAGACCCCTCATAGGGCAACTGATAAATATCTTTTTCATTTTTCACGCTCCTTTAGAATGGGATTCCCTCATCGAGTGCTTCATAACCGCTTGGGATATCATCCTTCTTCTTCTCGCCACTCTCAAAGAAGAAGTACACAAGGTTGGCAATCACATCCGTTGTGTAGACCCTACGTCCGTCCTTCTCGTATGATCCTGTCTGTATCTTGCCGGTTACTCCCACTCTGTCACCCTTGTGGATGAACCTCTCACAGTTCTCTGCCTGTTTGCCGAACACTGTGATGGGGATAAAGTTGGTTCTCTTCTTCTCTCCGTAGCCATCGTCAATGGCGATGCTGAACTTCGCTACTGCGAGATTGTCTCCGCCCGTGTATCTGACTTCGGGGTCTTTGGTGCATCTTCCTAACAAATTGACCTGATTCATTCCCATCTTCCTTTCATCTTGATACCAGTTTTATCTTCTATCATCTTCTGCACTTCACGGAGTGCCACGACTTTATCGTCAATGTACCTCGTGTATCTTGATACTGTCTCGAAGAGGTCTGCTATATCATCGTCTGTCCACCCTTTGTCTGCGAGTGCCAAGCAATAGAGCATACCGACTTTGGTCACGATCTCCTCTGAAAGTTCATGCTTGATTCTGTTGAGTTGCTTGTCAGAGAGCCAGTACTTACGGCTGACTCCCTGTTTCTTTTTCTTTGCTCTTTTCATTACTCCCTTAATCCTTTTGCACGATATCGAATGGCTGAATCATTTCAGGCAGATAATTAATCTCGTATTTGTACTTACTTACATCTGCTCCGTTTATGTCTTCAACAACATACATAGTTGTTGCACTATTCAACCCGATAATATGCTTCTTGTAATGTCCATTCGTGACCTCGACAGTTACCTCAAGTTGATCTTGTTCCGTGTCTGCTGCGATTGAAAATCGCCCCACAAGTTCAAAGACTGGCTTTCCGTCAACAGTATTTATCACTGCTAGTCTTCGCATCACGTTAAAGTTATCAGCCTCTTTTGAGACGTTGTAACTCACTCGATTCACTTCTCTGCAACCAGTACAGGCAATCATACACCCAAATGCCATTACTACAACTGTCAAAAGTATTACCGCTCGTTTCATTCGTTCACCCCCTTATATGGTTCAGGCAATGGCATCCATGCGATGACGTCTTTATCTGCTAACATTTGTGAGCCTAACTGCCATCCCGATTTTGTATACCAAGCTTCATAGACTCTATTTATGGTTTCATAATTTTCTCGTAGGGTTATGATGTAGTGGCGGAATCGCCCTGCCTTTGGTAAGCGTTCCGAGCATGGTATCCAACCGCCTGTCTTCGGCTCTGCGGATGGCAATCCTTCCAGTATATCCTGAATCTCATACAACATCATGGTATTGTATCCGCTGTGATCGCCGCCGTATTTCCTCGTCTTTTCTGATAGTCCAAACGCATCAATCGCATCCTGTCTGCTGATTAAATCACTCATCGCTTCTCCTTTCCAATTTCCGCTTTGCTACTCTACGATTCCGCTTCTTGGTTTTGCTCCACCCTTTGTGGTTGTTCGCCCAACAAGCAAATCTTCTGCTAAACCTATCTTCTTCTATCAAACGCTTGAGGTCACTTCTACTCATCGCTTCTCCTATCTCCCCTATGACAGTATCCGCCCTCAAATACTTTTGGGTAGCGTGTCGGTGATATATTCCAACCACCTGCCGTACACACCTCGAACTCCTCTCGGTAATGACGGCACTCCTTACACTTAACAAAGTCTACCTCTAATGCATCGATTGCCATCTCTAATGCTCTTAACTCCAAGTCATTAAGCGTATACTCCGCTTGCCAATTACTCACCAACTCTATTATTATCTCAATCGCTTTTTCCCGAGTCATCGCTTCTCCTTTCTCCGTATGAGCAGAACTCATCTTCATTGGTAACATTGCTCCATACACCGCACATGAAATAGTCCTCAATCACGCTGAAGTATTTACACTCTTTGCACCTAACAATGTCTACCTGTAACGCTTCGGTTGCCATATTTATCGCTTCATCGATTGGCTCTAATGATGGTGCAAGCCATGCAGTGTTTCGCAAGATATATATCGCTTCTTCTCTCGTCATCGCTTCTCCTTTTTTCTGTAACTGCAATAGCCGTCTGCGTCAACGTATACATTCCACAAGTTGCAGAATATATGATTGTACGGCAGCACAGGATCAACGTAGTTATCTATATGCCATCTGCACTCCCCACACCTAACAATGTCTAAACGCACTCCGCAATCCGTCTGTGGAGTATCCTTTGGCTCATACTTGCAATATGTCGGCACAAACTCGCATCGAGCCTTTAGATGTTTGCAACTCAGGCATTCCGAATCGCATGGATTAAACTCATCTTCGACTAAATCCTTGACTAAATTTAGACTATCTTTGACTAAATCCGTCCACGGAATATCGGCCGTGTCATATCTGTCATACACTTTCTTCATCACTACCACCTCGCTATGATTTCCTTTTCCTCTGCCATGCAATCTTTGAATGCCTTGGTCAGAGTGGTATATGCCTTGTGCCATGCATCAGAAGTGTTCTCCACATTGGTTTCATTAACTGTCTTCTTTAATCCATCAAGGCTTGCAACGAGTCTGTCGAGTCTTGTGAATGCCGACCTGACATCCACATCTCCGCTCTTGACTATGGTTTCCACCTCTGTGTTCTCTACGTTAATGTGTTCTCTTACATCTATCATTTCTTTTCTCCTTCCCTACTTCAACTTGATCTTGATGCTTGACTTCACGAGTGATGACTTGGAACACTCGTCATAAATCTCGGGGTACTCGCTCTGAAGTTTCTTGGTGTCCACCCTTGTGGTCAGATGAGGGGCAACATTGGATAACGTGAACTTCTCGTTTGTTATCTTCTTGATGCCGTACTCGTCCATCGCTTCGAGGAGTGCCTTTTTGTAATCGTCATACTTCGCCTTGATCTCCTTCATCTGCACCTCGGTGTTGTAGATGTAGTCTACGACTTCCTGTGCCAGTACCATTTCTTCGCCATCTTTTACTATAAGGTTATTCATCTTCTTCTCCTTTCAACTGTTCGTTTATCTGTTTACACATTGACGAAATTGCTATCCAATCAAAGGCACACTCCAATGCTTTCTTGCTCATAATGTCGATGGTCTTGGGTGTGTCTTCAGGTTCTATGCCCTCTTTTATGTCGTGCCATAACTGTTTGAGTCCTACATGGATGGGTATCTCATCTGTTTCCGCTTCCTCTGTCGCTAACTTCAGAACCGCATATGCTTCAAACCAGTTGTGGTACTCTCCATTCATCTCCATCTCGTCTCTGATCTCCTTGATTTTTCGCCTTAACGGTGTGGTCTGCTCCATCATTAACTCCTTTCCAGTTCTTTCTTTATCTCCTGTATCCAATCGTGTATGTCATCGTGAGTCTCTTGGATGTCTTTGCGGAGTGCCCGGATACTGGCACTCTCATTCGCATTAACGTGCTTGTCAAAATACGAGTGCAGAGTATCCTCTACTGTCCTGTAGTAGCCACTCACTCTCCGCTCTGACATCTTACCGTTCTTGCTCTTGGAGAGTTTCACTATCCAACAACACTCGACTTCTGATATCAATATGTGTGTGTCATCTAACTTAATCCTCATCGGCAAACTCCTTGACATCGTTGTACTTGATCTTGACTATGATTCTCTTCCCTGTCCTGTCTCTGACATCTACCATAGGCTTGCCCACAAGACCTTCCATGTAAGCCGTGCCAAACCTTGATGGGAGTTTCTTACTCGCCACTTTTATCGCATTCTTTATATTGCCGATGTACACGACAGGCACTACCCTGATATTGAATGCTTCTGCTATCTGCTGAATGCTCTCACGCTCAAGGAACAAGTCGCTCTGTGGGAAATAGACATCGAATAGGATGAAGTCAACTCCGTCAGGAATGTAATCCCCACCATTCTGTATCTTGCATCCGAAACCTTCACCGAAGAGTACCACTTCCTTGTCACCGAACATCTGCTCAAACAGTTGCTCATTCTCTTCTCCACCGAACAGTTCTTCCAATCTCGCCATGAGATGCTTCGGTATCTGTGCCCTCTCCGTTCTGCCTTGGTAGTTGACCTTGTGACCATCCCAATAGATGCCTATGTTAGTGCCGTCAATCTTTTCCGTGTACACCCAAAGGACATCCTTCAGGAACTCTACTGTCTTGTCTCGGTACTTTCCGTAGATCAGTTTCTTCGTACCTTCCGTGTCTCTCTCGAATACAGTTTCAATCTTGGGATACTTGTACATCACCTACTCCTTTCTGTTTCTTCTCTCCCACATAAATCTTGATATCCTCTTTGATTTGTGCCAAGTCTACCTCGCTCTTGTGCTTGTAGAACGGGCAGGCATATCTAAAGGATGTGCTTCGCAGTATGGTGCATTTCAGGTTCTTGTAGGCGAAGCAATCTGTGAGTTCCTGTCTGCACATTGGGTACTCACCTTTCTTCATAGGTTCACCCCCTTGATGTTGTATGCTTTCTTCTTCCTCTTGCCTTTTGCTTTCTCGTAGCAGATGCAGTCAGGAGTCGGCTTGCACGGTCTCTTGTGCTTGGTATCGCCTATGTAGTCGCAGTGCTGAAGACCGCTTGCCGTGCCATGCTCGTTTGCCCCTCTTGCGTGTACGCAATCAACGTGACCGCAGAGGAAGTAACTAAATACCCTTTTCACCCGAACACCCCCTCAAGTTTCTCTGACAGGAGTGCCTGTTGCCTTGATGCTATCTGTCTCTTCGCTCCGTCCGACAACATGGCGGTCTCCTTCGTCTTGGCATTCACCTGTTCGTATATCATTCTGAAGTTCGCCCGTATAGCCATCAGTTCGTCTTGATTAGACTGGCATATCTGTTTCCATCCCAATCTCTTCACTACAGTAGCGGTGGTCTCGTCCATACTGGCGAGTGCGTCCTTCTCCCTGTTGTAGCCATATGATCCGATAGCCTTTATGACCTGTTCCCATCCTTCAGACCAATCCTTGAGGTCGAGTGCCGATGTCGTAGCCAGTTCCCGCAGTTCTGATATCGATGGAGACCACTTGCTCTTGGTAGCGTGTAACTGGATCGCCATGTTGAGGTCAGAGTATGACAGGTCTTTCAGCATCTCATACCATATCTGAACCGAATAACTGTCGGGTAGAAAATCATCCCTCGTCCATATAGACTTCATGCCCTTGACGAGTTTCTTCCATTCATCAAAGTTCATCAATCCAATCAAGTCTCCCTTCTTTACTCTTCGATACCTCTACTTGGTTGAGGTAACTCTCAAACTTCGTACCGAACAATGTCTCGGGTCGTAGGTACTTCACCATGCGAGGGTCGTCTTTCCACTCCTTCGCTTTCTTGTAGATGACCGTCTTGAAGTCATCCAGTGTCGCACCTTCCTTCACACGGGCATCTATGAGCGTCCGTGTCTTCTTTGACCTGTCCGTGTAGGCTGTGCCCACGCACTCGTTCAGATAATCCACCACGGCACTATATATCTCTTTAGTACTTGATTCATTTAGTACTTTATTAGGTAAGTATTTTATATTGTGCGGATTTTCTGATTTCAGGTTTTCTGATTTCAGGTTTTCTGACTTCAGGTTTTCGGTCATCGGGATCTCGGAAATGATGTATTCCATTCTTGAGAATTTCCCGTTAACGTATACCCTTTCCCTTCTGAAGTATCCCTGTTCTTCCAACTCATTGAGTGCCGAAGTAATGGATGTCACACCATCGTTGGATAATGTAGCCAGTCCTTTCACGCTATACTCCCAATCATCGGGTAACGACAACATCTGACACAGGAGACCTTTCGCCTTGATAGATAACTCCGTGTTCGTGAATATGTTGTTGTCAATGACTGTATAGTTGCTTGATTTATTCTTCCGCAGTATTGCCATATCACTTCCCCCATCTGCTTGCCATCTGATCTATGGTCGCTCTATCTCCAAGTATCGTCTTATCAACTCCGCACTCGAGTGCATACTCGTATACGAAGTTGAGGAATATCCTCATGATGTGTGAATCGTAACTGGACATCCCGTAGTAGAATCTGACTGTCGTGAAGTCCTCATCTACCCACACGATATCTGTCACCCATCCTGTTCCTCTTGCTTCCCAATCGGCTCTCTGCTTGTCCACTTCGCTGTTGGGATAATCCTCATCTTGGAAAGTGCCGAACTCCCGTATCAGATGCTTGTGCACTTCCGTTTTGGGGGTTTCCAGTTTATATGCCAAGTCTCCGACAATAGACCAGTAGTAGTTATGTGCCCTCTGTGACTTGGACGAGGTTGTGGAGACGCATAACTCCGCATTGTCGGGTAATTTATCAATGAGCGGATAAAAGTCGCTCAAATCGCCCGAAATCTTAAAATGGAGAACCTTGTACCCATCCCTCGGGGTCATTGCCATCTGATCTATCTTGGCTCTCGCTAATACTCTCATCTATGTAACTCCTTCCGAACTCGTCAATGAACTGTTGGCGAGTTCCTATGTGCTCCTCGTAATACCTTTGACATCTTGTCTTGAGTTCTCGGTCTACTTCCTTCCCGTGCTCCCCTACCATTGCCCCGTTTGGGTGAAGGTCGGGGCGGAGCGGTGCGATGAACCCATACTTCTCGGAACGCTCCTTGTTATATGAGCCGAAGACATGATGCCGTTCTACTGTAGATGCCCCTGTGAACATACAATGTTCCATATCATCGGTCAGAACGCTTTCCAGTTGCTTCAAAATGGTGCTCTCCCTTCTCTGATACACCTTGCAAGGAACTTAACACGAGCCTTGTAGTCAGAGACGAATCCCTTGTTGTACTTGATCTTGTGAAGTTTGATCCTGTCTCTGTCTATAAAGACTGGCATTCCACCCTGTTCCATGATTTCCAGTTTCGAGTACTCATCTACCATCAGCGGATAATCTACGATGTACAGACCTTTGAACTCGGGGATATGCTCCCTTGTGTGCCAGTCGTGGTATATGGATGCTTCTTTGAGATACTGTTTATACCCGAACATCTCCACTTGGCACTGGTTGTAATAGATGCTCCCCATGCTTATATCAAGGGGCTTATCTTCCCTGTGGGTCTTGACTTCGTAGATGTACCCATCAAGGTCTCCGTCATAATTCACTCGCAGATTGTACTTCGGTATCTTTAACTGAAGGTCTTTTCTGATATTGGGGTCAAGGGCATCGAGGATAGGATGCTCATATAGAGTGCCCATCCTCGTATACATATTCCCTTTGAACAGAGACTCTTCTCTGCCAATCTTCACATCCCACCATGAAAGCCATGTCTTCGTGGAACGATTGTCATTCATGACGTATCTTGTATCAGATGCTCCTATCCAGTAGGCTCTGTCATATGAGGTAATCATCTCATCACCACCTGTCCCATGTTGAATTTAGGAGCATCCATACTGCAAGCAAGAGCAATCCTATCGACTGTATCAAATCCGTCATTTGAACCACCCCAATGCCGTGTCAATCTGCTCATCTGTCATCTCGGTCATATCAGCCACCTTGAAGAACTTGTACATATCGAGTGCCGACTTGCCAGTATTGTTGAGACTTGCAAGGAGTAGTTCTTCCTTTTCTTCACGGCTCATCTCTTTATCACGTTTTTCTTCTGCGAATCTATCCGTCAGTTCATCAGACGAAATCTTATCAGGATCTTCACCAGTAGGAATGCCGAATGTACGAAGAAGCATATACTTGTAAGCGTAGGTCATTGCCTTTCCTACTCCCTTGTCCTGTGTGTCTGCACCCTCTCCCGAAGATGCGATTTCGATATAATCGAGAGGGTCTTCAGCATTTACCATACGATACACGACATTCACTTTGGTGAGATTGCCGTCTCTTGAATAGACCTGCCTAGTAGGGTACACGACAATCTTGTGCTTGATGAGTTCTCTTCTCACCATGGTCGTGACCTTCTCTTCAGAGATTGCTTTATATTTCGTCTTGCCATAGTCGATGCTCCCATCTTTGCCAAGATACTGGATCGCATCCATAATGGCACTCATCTTTTCATACAGATTCATTTCGTCTCCTCTCTCTTCGGTTCTTCCCAATGTGGGTCAATAATGTATGTTGTTGTGTTCTTGCCGAATCCTACCGTTCCCTTCTGATAACCGCATTCCTTCATAGCCTGTTCCGCATAGGAACTGCCGATGTTGTTCTTCGTGAGGTCTGCGAGGAAGGTGGAGTACAGGCACTTGCCATACCCTTCTGCCACTAATCCTTCGAGGATTATCTTCGCTCTCTCATGCCGAGGGAGTTTCATGAAGTCGTAGCCCGTCACGACCTGTTTGTCGTCCGCAGACAGTACGGCAAGCAACTCGTGAACCTTGCTCACCTTTGCGATGAGATCATCTACTTTAGACTCGAGAGTGGTGAGTCTTGCGACCACCTCGTTAGGGGTCTGCTCACCACTCTCTGTAGTAGGAGTGTTAGGTACAGACTTCTCTGTCTCTTCTGTGATAATCAACTCTGTTGCTCTGCATCCAAGAAGCATCGCAAGTTTCTCAATGTCTTCAGCACCGAGTCTGTTGTTCTGTTTCTTTGCCGTTCCAAGCCACCCATGACTTCGATTCATGAGCGTACAAATTTGGGTCTTCGTAAATTGCGATTCTTTTATCTTCTCAACGACCGCATCCCATTTGACCTGTATTGGGTCTTGCTTGATGGTCTTCGTTTCTTTTTCCATACCATCACCACCCTAATACATTCCCGATGAGGTCTTCCAACTGGCTCTGTGTCAGCCCCATCTGCTCTTTCATTTCCGTTAACCAATGAAGCCCCGTCTCATAACAGGCAGGGCAGAACTCATCGTAGTAGCCCATATCGTTGCCACACACAGGGCACTTGCGGACTTCCTGTAATTCGTGGAGACTATCGTTTGGGCACTCATAATAAAGCCCTGCTTCATACGTCCTGCCATCGACATTTATTAGTTCTACCTTTGGAGTGACTTCAACCACTTCTTTGCAATCTGAACACCACAGTTCTACTGGTTCTCTTAACATTGTTCTCACCTCTCTAATGTGTACCGAGCGTAGGTCTTGGATATCCTCTGACCTTCTGCGGATACTGTGACTTTAGTTTCTTGCGTTGCCCTGATCGGCACACCCATGTCTCTCAAGTCATGCACTCTACTGGCAAGCCTTGTGATGTTGTACTGCATGAAAGCATCCCACGTGGTTATTCCTTCTTCATGCTCTACAAGATGCTCCAGTATAGTTCTCGTCTGCGAGCCTTTCCTCATGCTTGCAATCGTGGAATCATATATGCTATAATTGTTTTGGTTTTCATGGGAGTCCACTTCGGTGGCTCTCTTTTTTTCTGTAATCATTGTTGTACTCCTCTCTTAATAAGTCCCTGTGAGTGCCGTGCATATGCTTGCCAATACTATGTAGGCAATGAACGGGGACGCTCCCAAGAGATATTCAATCATCTTCATCTGTCTCCACCTCTATACCTTTCATGTGCCCTAATGCACGCCCTACTTCTTTACTCATCATAGAAGTAATCCAATCCCACTCCGAAGTACTTGGCAATCTTCATGATCTTGTCAACCTTTGGAGTGTATTTTCCGCTCTTCCAATCCGAGAACATACTACGGGGAAGTCCCGTCTCTTCGGCTACTCTGTATGCCGTTACGCTTCTTTCCTCAAGAAGCCGTTCGAACTTTTCGTATATGGTTCTCACCTTCTTCCTATATATAGAAACGAGCGGAGCGTGGGTGTGATTGAAAGGACTACAATCGAAGTAAAAAGGAGTGGTCTTACACTCCGCTCGTTCCATGCATTGATATGTGTATAGATGATAGTGTCTCCACTCTATGAGTCGGTACGCTCACAGTCACCCTTGGCAGACTCTACGGAGTGCCAAGCCCCCGAACAATAGTAATAACGATATGAAGTTGTCAAGGTGCAAAGCCCTACAGTATATAGTGGCTTGTCTGACGTTCGGTTTTCCGATATAATATTATTACCACACAATACGATTCGTCAGGAAACCCGACCGCACTCTTATGGTAGCACAGGTTTCCTATCGAGTCAATACTTTTCGTGAGAAATTTCGAACTAATTGAAAGGAGCGAATAATGTATGACAAAATGGAAGCGTTGCTGAAGCGAGAGGGTGTCACCGCATATAAGGTAGCAAAAGACATCGGGCTGTCCCGAACCGTATTCTCTGACTGGAAGAATGGGAAGTCACAGCCAAAGGCAGATAAAATACAAAAGATCGCAGAATATTTCGGAGTGCCTGTTTCCTATTTCTATGGTACAGAGGAAGAAAGCGGACTGAAAACTTCGTATTATATAAACGAAGAAACCGCACGGAAGGCACAGGAGATTTTCGAGGACAAAGAAACTCGCATACTATTAGATGCAAAACGTGACCTGTCTCCTGAAGACCTCGACTACGTAATACGCACGATCAAGATGTTAAAAGCAAAGGAAAGGGGAGAAGAATAAGATGTATATCAACATCATGTATTACGACCTCGGCACTGCAGACGGAACTGTAGTCCGCAATGGCGAAGATGATGGATATACGATCGTAGTCAATACACGTTCTTCGTATGAACAGCAACAAAAGACAATAGCCCACGAGAAGAAACATATAGAGAATGAAGACTTCGAGTATATCGGTGACATAGGGGATTTAGAGAGGTGGAGACATGAGGCTTAAGCCTACCGCCTGTTACATCAGGGTGAGTACCCAAGAGCAGAAGTTGCATGGTATATCCCTCGATGCACAGAGAGAGAAACTGACGGAGTATGCGAAGACTCATGATCTAAAGATAGTAGAATGGTATGCAGATGA